CAATTTCAATAAATTCAAACAGCAAAAACTCTGATGATTTCGACGCGTTTACGGTTGGGTCAGACATAAGGGTTGTCCAAGATGGAAATACATCACGTGGATGGATATTGAATCCCCCTCGGAATATCGATGGCCAGCGTAACAATATACAAATTCAAGGGATAAGTTACGCGGCGAGGACTCAGAAGATCATCGTCACTGAAAGTTACACAAATGCTGCCATAGGTGACATCGTTACTGACCTCTTCACAAAGTACGTCCCTTGGGCTACTCGGGTAAATATTCAATCTTGCTCCAAAATCATAACCATACGTTTTGGCGACAATTACCTTTGGGACGCAATGGAGCAACTCTGCCAAATATCTACCTACGATTGGTACATCGATGAGGATTTGGATGTTAATTTCTTTGACCGATCCGTAAGACTGAATCCAATAGTTTTAAGTCAAGCAAGCAAGAATTATAAAAGAGGATCGGCAAACCTTACTCCTGATGCGTCGAAGCTGGTTAATAAGCTCTGGGTAAAAGGCGGTAAGGCAACCTCCGATCCATACACGCAAGCTATAACAGTAAGCGGCACAACTCCAATCCCAATTTTTTACACCCCTGTTGCTATGGCTGGAACTGATGTAACGGTTGTAATAGGAGGGGTTGCCAAAACTGTCGGTATTCAAAATGTAGACAAAGTTGGCACTAAACATTTTCTTTTGAACGTTGCGGAAAAGTTATTAATCCCCGATTTACTAACAACAGGGACAGGGACGATTGTTTATAGCTATGAATATCCAATTAAAATTTTACTCGAAGAACCAGTCAGTCAAGCACAATACGGAATCTTTGAGGACATACTCGAAACAAAAACGGATGACAAAATACTTGCAACTGAGCTAGGTCTGAAGCATCTTTACAAATACTCGCAACCTGTTATTTCAGGGAGCATAAGCCCGTTTTCTGGCACATTTAAGGCTGGGGAAACAATCAAGGTCGAAATACCAAGGCTAAGAATTGACAGTGAATTACTGATTAAAGATGTAATGTTGAGCAGTATTCCAAAGAAATTGGTAGACATAACCTTGAATTTGGAAACACCCGAGCGTGATCTACCGAGCATTATTAAGGATTTGAAACTGCGCCTATCCAAATTGGAAAAAACCATCTTCAATGACACTGATGGACCCATTGAAAAATATGTGGCTCTTTCTGATGCTGTGGTGACTCCGACTTTTGTCGATGATGGCTTAACCTGGTTCCTGCATCAATATTGGATATGTGGTCAGTTAGAGGACGAATTCATGCTTCCTTGGCATCCTCCGTCAGAAATTACATGCAGCGAGGAGCGAATTATATGAGCGTAACATCGTCAGCAAATGCACTTGCTCTTAGCGCAGTAATAGCTTCCACGATGGACTCGATTTCGGTGATCTCTGTTAAAAATATATCGGGCGAGTTTTTCAGGAAAATTCCTACAGATATCGAGGTCATTACTTCACAAAAGAAACAATTTACCTTCTTTTTGACTGAAAACGAGGGCAATGGGAGCATAATTGGGCTGTCCCTGTATGGAAACGGAGCGACAGCAACATTGGGGACAGGAACGGAAATGGTGTCGCAGGTGGTGAGTATTGAAAAGGACGACACAAATAGTCTGACTGTGGTTTGGACTGTGGAGGTGACACAGACTTGAGTTATATAAAAACTATTTGGACAGATAAGGTAACGCCTTTATCGGCCACAAACTTTAACAAGATTGAGCAGGGTATATTTGACCTTGACGGTAACAAAATATCCACCTCCCAAAAAGGAGTGGCCAACGGGGTCGCAACCCTCGACTCAGGAATATTGATCCCTGTAGCTCAACTACCAGTAATTCCTACAGCTAAACTAACTAACTCTCTAGCATCCTTAGATGCTATTACTCAGCAACATGAGTTACTTGGACAGGTATCTATAGTAAATGACACGACACTAGATATAACCTTTTCAAACCTACCTTCAGGGTATAGTAAGTTCAGGCTAATAGGTGAAGCGGCAACTACTCAGGCAAGATCGGCCGACAATGCTTGGGACATAACCATGAAGCTAAATGGCATAGCTTCGGGATATACTTCTGTCACAAAACATTCATTAATTGCTCCAACTTTTGACGCGACAGGCGCAAAAATATCATTTGGAAGATTTCTCGTAGGTCACTACAGCGACTATAGCAAGTCAAGTATCGACATAATGGTCGATGCTATACCATCGTCAGCTTTCGCGGCTAAGTTCCTTGTATACGGTACATCTAAGGCATATAACAGCTACGGTAGTGGTTTTGATGAAACAGCTGCGCAATTAGATAATGATGCAACTAGGATAACGAGTATTGTTATAAGCAATCAGTATTGGGACTATGGAACACATTTTAACTTATATGGAATTAAAGCATAACAGGGGGTAGTGTTGGTGAATAAATACCAAATAATCACAGAGAATGGAGTCGCTGAGATTGAAGAACTCGATAATGGAATTAATATTGAGTGCCTCATAGGGGCTAACGAAGCATACCTGCAAAAGTTAGCCGAACAGCCAACACCGACAACTATTCTCTCAGAAACGAGCATCATCGGCCAGCAACTTGTAGAAAAAGACCTTCAAATCCTCGAATTGCAACAAGAAAACCAAGTACTCGGTCAACAAATGGTTGGCATTGACTTACGTTTATTAATGGGAGGTATGTAAGGTGACAGACTTTGAGCGCATTAAAATGTATTACAACAAGGGTTGGGCAACTAAGGTTCAGGTTGCACGGTATGTCTACTTTGGAAAAATCACGCCTGAACAGTACATGCTTATCGCTGGCGATATCTATGTAATCTAAGACAAAAACTAGGAGGTACACCCTTATGCCTGCAGAATTACTACGTTCAAGCGGGGTAATTGTCCCGCAATATTTGAAGGAAGACTTGACAGCTTTCGAGGAGGTCAAGGGGGCGAACGGCGGGATTAACATTAACCCCCTTGGGAGTACAACCCTGGCTAGTGGAGTCGTTAATGTGGTGACACCTGGGACGAGAGTGCAACTCCCTAGCGTCTCTTGCAGGAAGGTAACACTTACCGCAAGGCGGTCGAATGGGAGTTTTATTTATGTAGGAGGAACAACGGTGTCATCGTCATCATACGGCGATGATCTAGCCGCAAAAGAAAAAGTTAGCGTAGAAATTACGAATGCTAACATGATCTGGATCGACGCTGATGTTGCCGGAGAAGGCGTATCTTATTTTGCGATATAAATTAAGGGGGGCAGTGACATGGCAAAAACAAGAGGGGAATTGCTTACAACGGACATTGGCCAAATCGTTGGTAAGTCTCAAACTTACGCTTTGTTGGTGGATTCGGCAGGAGCAGCCATATTGGACGTTGGGGGCAATGAGCAAATTGTTGAACTTCAGGCGGTCGGGGGTAGATTAAAGGTTGATATCGGAAGTTTAGCGAGTGAGCCATTTGTTGAAACGGACCTCGTTGCCGGAGAATTTACATTCTCTCAGCCTATGAATGGATTCACAATAATCAATAACGGTGTTGCAAATCTCACCTTTACGATTAATGGTGATACCTTCACATTAAAACCAAGTCAAGGATTCCAAGAAAAACTATCTCCATTTACAGTTGTAGCAATCGCGTCAACGGGCGCGCTATCATTCGTAGCCTATGGGCTTTTGTAGAAAGGCGGTAGACTAGATGCCTATATTTAACGTATTAAGCCCCAGTGATGCAGCGTCACTAGAACCGAGAGTTGATGGATTAGAAATCGATTTAACTGCTGAGACCAATGCTCGTCTGACGGATAAGGCAGAAACTGCGACATACGGAGAATATATACACGCTTATGGTGCTGTAGGCAATGATATTGCCGACGATACACAGGCATTTATTGACTGTATAGCAACAGGAACACAAGTGATACTGCTAGGGTATGGTAAGACGTATAGGGTTCACGGTAACTTTGATCACATTCAAAATATACTGGTAGTTGGATCGGGATCGTATATTCGGTCAATTGATGGATTAAAAATATTTAATAGTACAACTGGTGCAAAAGTAATGATGATTGGTGTAAACCCTCTTTCAGTTTCCGCACCTGCCTCATTGGGTGACACCTTGACACGTATTATTCAAGGTAGTGAGTCGCTAACGAATACGACTGAGAGTACGGTAGGTATTGTAAATTGTTTTAACTATGCAGGACAAGGATTATTAGGGGCTAATTCCCCACCGGGTTTTGTGTTGCATCATTATACAGATGGTGCTGTCGCACAGTATGATAATGTCGGTAGTGCTAACTCAATATTAGTTTTAAATAATGCTTTTAATCCTCTTGCAAGGCCCGACAAAGCTGCTGATTTTATTGGTACTGGGACATACGTAAATTTAAAGAAATATAATGCAGCTACATTAGCGAATGAATCACTCATGCTGATAGATAGTTTGGCAAATTTTTTATGGGTTAAGAGTAAGGGTATGTTATTAAGCGATAAAACACCAGATGGCTTGCCTGTTATGTCAATCGGGGGCAAAAAACTAAATACCTATGTTATTGAGTTTATTAATAATAACGTAGCGTTTGGGTACTTATGTAATCCGGCTGCTATACAAATGCAGTTTCTGAGTGCTCCGTCTCAAACAGCTGGTATAGAATTTTATGCTGGTAAGGGTAATATCCACTTCAAGCCCGCAGAAGCAGGTAAACAAGTTACACTTTATGATACAAGAGGAGGAGACGATGGTATTAAGACTGTTCAGGGTGTTAATGCCTGTAGTACAGCAAATAGACCAACAGTTTCAGAGATTGGGGAAATGTGGTTCGATTTTACGCTAAATAAACCCATCTGGCGTAATGCTACGAATAACGGGTGGGTTGATGCTACTGGAATAGCAGTTTAAGTCGTAGTAGACCCATTATGCGAACCAATACGCCTCAAAACTTAATGACAACATAGATTAATTTAGCCCAATATGGTAAGATGCTCCCACTAGGGATAGGCCTCAAGTGTGTTTTGCAAGATCGCCTTTGGCGACAAGCGCTTTGTACGCGCTCCCTGGTATTACGGACAACCCGGGACAAACGGGTGCAACATTGCACCAAAAAAAGAACGTCGAGAGATCGGCGTTCTTTTCTATTGGCAAAAAGCCAGAAAGTGGGTGCTTCCATGGATCAGGATACAGCGGTCGCGGTGCTTTGCGAGCAAGTAACTTCTTTGCGCGGGAGGTTAGACTCCTTGGAAAAAGATGTTCAAAACAAATTTGATCGGATAGAGACTAAGTTGGATGCTGCACTAAAGGAAATGCAATCAGGTCGGCCGACGTGGGGGGTTGCCATTGCGCTGACAGGATTAACAACGGTTTGTACAGGACTCATTGTTTTTGTGGCAACGAGGGGGTGGTAGGAGTGCCTAGAATATACATAAGCCCAAGCACCCAAGAAAACAACCGAGGCGTATCCCCTTTTGGAACCGAAGAGGCTGAAATGAATAAAATCACAGACATCCTAATGTCCCTGCTGGCTCAAGACAACCGGTTTGCGGTCAAGCGTAACTCTCCTGCAATGACTCCATACCAATGCGCCGCCGACTCTAACGCCTTCAAACCGTTGTTACATGTTGCTATCCACAGTAATGCAGGGGGTGGAGAGGGTACGGAGGTGTTTGCCTACGGTCCTGGTACCGGATCTGAGAAGTTGGCGAAGGCTCTTTACAATCGAATTGCACCACTTAGCCCGGGTAATGATCGGGGAGTTAAGTTTAAGCCGGAGTTTGTTGAGGTCGGGGATTTGGTGAAGGCTACTTCCTGTTTGATCGAGTTGGGGTTCCATGATAATTACGAGGATGCGGCGTGGTTGGTCGGTAGTCGGGATGTGATTGCAAAGGCGCTGTATGAAGGCATTTGTGATTATTTTGGCTATGAATACCAAGGGGAAACTTCTGATAAAGACGGATATTTACTCGTAAGAGTCCTGGACTCGAAAGCGCCTGAAGTTCGGGCGCAGATTATTAAGATGGGGTATGCTTGTGTACCTGTGGTATTGCCATAAAGAAAGGAATGATTACTGTGTTAGAAAAACTCAGAAAACCAACGCTAGCCATCGCTATACTCGGAGCCATAAAACTTGTAACGGATGCGTTCGGCGTGACTGTGTTGGACGATAAATCGATTAACGATATCGCAAACGGGATAGCTGCGGTCGCAACGGCTGTTGGGATATTAATTAATCGGGATGCTAAATAAGGACATAACGAAAGCCCTCTCCATCTTGGAGGGGGCTTTTTGTGTTTTAGAAATTGAACAACCTCCCCAGCAATTTACCCAACAACCTGCGTTCCACTCGCTTTACTACAGCCCCCTTTTTAACCGCTTGCACATCGCCAAGCGCACTGGCTATGCCGTATAGGGCGCTTCTGGTTTTTCCGATTGTTATACCTTTTTTCTTAGCCATTTTCAATACTCTCCTTTTTCTTAGGTCTTCCACCCTTTTTGCCGTTTTCGCGTGATGCTGTGGACTTTGCTTCTGTTTTAGCAGAACCGCCTTTAGCTTGCATTTCGCGTGCCGTCATCTTAGATAAGTTGTCTTTGTCTAGTAGTTCTAGGAACTTTAAAAGGTAAGCTTCATGATATTCCGATACTCGATCACTATCCTTGTTACTCATAAATCGGTAAGATATAAGACTATTTTCCGTAAAGCTAACCTTTAATTGTTCTAGCTTAAACTTGGTTTCTTCTTTAACTACAAATCTAGATAAATTCTTGAGACACGACTCAAGCTTCAATCCCCCAATTACATTCCCTGTAATCAGTGCCCAATAATCTCCATGGGACTTAATTTTTATTAGCTTCTGCTCTTGGCTAACCTCAATGACCAACTCTGCCAAATCCCTGAACAACTGAACATCCTCCGGCTTTACCATTTGCCTTCCTCCTTACGCCGGATGTGGCCCCGGCTGGCCTTCGGTATTAATTAACAGGTTTGAAATATACTTTTTTACCCTTAACAGCCATAATCCCTGAATAGTTAAGTGTGGTTTCTTTCCCGTTTTCGCCGATGAATTTTACAGTTTGAGCGAATTTGTCTTCTGAGATAACTTCGTACTCGTTTCCTCTAGTCATCACTTGGTCGCCAACCGGACCAGTCATCATTGCGGTAAAGTATTTTTTCACTTCAGGCATTTTACCCATTTTACTTGCTCCTTTTTTAGCGGCTGCCCACAATGTCCGAAGTGCCAACGCCAACCTTGCGATATAATCCCCAACCATTTGTTTAGCCATTTGGTGAGCCTTAACCATCATTTCGCGTTTGCTCAATTTAATCTTCGTCATTGCGTGCAACCCCTTTCTTTATCTAATAATATTATAACCTATCTACTTAGGTTATGCAATGGGTAAATAGAGATATTTCATAAAATTTTACAAAATAAAAAGCCCTCGGCTCATACCGGGGGCTTGTTGCGGTTATTTGGAACTAATTATTCTGAGATATTATTTCAATAGCTTGAGTCTTGTAATCCACCTTAGCTGTAACATTCTGCAAGATCAATGCACCAAAGGAGTTCTTCGCCCTATATGTCATCTTAATTATTAAATGGTCACCCTTGTCTGAGTATGTCGTTTTTTCGTGGTCAAAGCTTTTTGGATCGTTTAGGTTCTTCTTGAGTAAATCTACTAGATAGGTATTCGATCCATCCCAAACGCTAAATTGCCCCTTAACCCATGTATGGTATTGCTTTTGGGCATATAGTCTTTCGAAATCCGCCTTAACCTCAGCTTTCTCGGCATCTTTTAGATGGTTGAAATATTTGTCTTCAATTTCTGCGAAATGCTTTGAATCATCTTCGGTAAATAATTTGTATTGGCTCATAATTAGTAAGGCTTTGTCGGAGTCTGTGATTTTTACAGGCTCAGCCTTAACTGGCTCAGTAACGTAACTCGATGTCACCGACTTTGTGTCACCGTTATCACTGTTGATAACAAAGGTAAAGAATAGTGCAAATGTGACTAACGCGGCCAAGAGAGTGTACTTTCGCTTCATCGGCTCTTTACCTTCTCGCGCAATCCACTTAGGATTAATGGTAATAATCAGCGATACCAGGGTCAACAAAAAACACAGGATACCTAAAAATTTAAACATAATATCACTACTCCTCATTAGTTTTTAGAGAACTCTTAGGGTTTCAACGTGTTGCAAGTTTTCCCTGCATCTCGACAGGATTAATTGTTTTGCGACATCGCTATAGTCGGTGCTGGATGAACGAGTTGAACGGTTGATGAACCTCGAAACTCCTAGCCTCTACTATTAAATAGTATCGTTCGGATATTTTACATCCCCCACCATCCCCTACTCATCTCGCCCCTGCCCAAATGCCCCTTTTGGCACAATCTTGAGGTACTTGAGGGAGGCTACCCGAACAATTGGATATATCATGTTGCTATAATGTTCACCTAACCCTGTAATCATGCCTCTTGGTCCTTGTGCGGTTAGGCAACATAAAAACAAATAAGAGCGGGCCGAACACAATCGCCAAGGTCACCCAGGTCATAACGTCACCCTATCAGACATTGCTAACTTTACCACAAGGGACCGCAATCTGTCTGCCTCTTCTTTTAGACGTTCTGCCTCTCCTAGTAATTCTGAGCAAGCTAAGTTAACTGCCGCATTCCTGCTTATCCCGCAACTCTTTGCGTAAGCGTCTAAATCTTTCAGGAGTGGGGTGGAGAAGTGGATTAGTGCGGGCTTCTTTTTCTTTTCCATGTAACAACCTCCCTATATCATGTTGATATATGTTTATGAGAGTTTGCGGGAAATATGACTGTTTACTTGCCGAAGAATCTCCACCAAGGCTTTTTGTTGCGTTGTTGTTGTATTAACTTGATATCATTGAGCTTTTGTAATACCTCATTATCTCTTGCTTCTGCGCGCCTATCCCTATCCTTGTTCCTCTCGTCTTGCTTTAGTAGAGTTTGTTTTATTTCGGCGAGTTCTTCTTGCAGTTCGAGGATAATCACCTTTAGACTCTGCACTAAATCTTCTTGTTGCGTTGCCTCGGTGTTATTATCTGTATCTTGCGTTGTTAGGTCTGTAACTATAACGCCAAACTTGTTGTCCATTAATCCGGCGATCTGGTCTGCATCAAGTCCCTCCGCATAGGATTTCCCGATAAATGAAAGTATCTCTACTGTAGATTTCTCTTCGTATTTTATTTTCTTGCCCTCGCCAATTGTCGTAAAGTAGTGCTTGAACTCTTCTTTGTCCTTGTAAAAACGGGCAGAAGATATGTTTATGTGGGCTAATTCCGCACATTGTTTTAAGGTTAGATACATCCTAATTCCTCCTATAGATAAAACTTCTCATATTTGCTTTTCTTATCCGTTCTCTTCGGTTGTTTTTCCTTTTTATTATTAATTTTTTTAGTAATATCTTTTTTAGTAGAATGTGTATTAGTAGTTGCGGGTTTTCCGGTTGCAGGTAAGCCGTTTGCGGGAAAGCCGTTTGCGGTTGGAGGCCCCGGGGTTACTGGCTTTGGTATCTCGTTAATGAAGTAAATCACTGGCCCCCACTGGCCCAACTCATCCCTTTCTTGCGTCCTAGTCATGTACCCGAATCTAATCAATTCTCTAATTCCGCTTGCGATACTTTCCCTGCCATCCTTCTTCGATCTTTTTTCTAGTTCGCTCATATGCAGGACCCAATCGTCCGGTAGGCTCAGGAGATAAGCCATTATTCCTCTGGCTTTAAAGCTCAGGTTTTCTTCCTGCATGATGTCCTTGGCGATCATCACAAAAGGATTTTCTCTGTCCTTGCTTTTTCTTAGAATAGTTTTCTGTCTCTTCTCCGACACAATAAAAACTCCTGTCAATTAATTTAGGAATGGACAGGAGCCGCGCCTATGCCTTATAATAAACTACAGCACAAAACAACCTATCCAGTAAACCCCTTGAGATCACTTTAGTCGGTGGAGTCTCAGGGGGTTTTTCCATTTCTAGCCTATTTCGACACACTTATTCTCAAACCCTTTATATAGAACATAAAAAATAACCCTCAAAGCATGGGGGCTATTTTCACTTCTTAGGACTTTTTATATTCAATTCGATAGGTTAATCTTGTATATCTAATAATTTAAACGAATGACAATTGTTGAGACCCTTTATGATAGCCAAGATAATCTAATATCTTCTTTTCTCTTTTCTTACTGTAATGCTTGTATTTAGGGTACCATATAAAAAAGTCGTGGTCGCGCTTCCTCACATTGCAAGCCTTGCACGCCGGAACTATGTTGTCCTTTGTATATTCTCCGTTTTTCGAGATTGCCAAGAAGTGGTCTTGCTCTAATGGCGATACCTCTCCGCAGTAAGCACAGGAATTATTAAAATAAATTTTGCATTTATCCCATTGATCAGCGGTAAAAAGTGAGGCTAGCGATCTTTTGAGCGACCTTCTTCTTTGACACCTAATCCTTCCAAGGCTCATGTGTTGACTATTGTATATTCTTGCATTCATGGCAATCTTTTCCTTATTTTTCTCCCTGTATTTTAGTGCAGCTAACCTACCTTTGTCTGACTTTTTGAATTTTTTCCTATATCCATATGCCTTACATTTGTTTTCGCGCTGATACTGTCTAACACTAATTACTATTGCTTCTTTATTTATTATGTAATATTGCTTATTGTATAAAAGTATTTTTCCCTTATGGTTATCCCTATACTTTTGATCAATATCCTTACGGCACACCTTACACTCAGAGCGCAAACCATCTTTACTAGCTGTCCTTTTATTGAAATTTATATCTGGTAAACCAAGCTTGCATATGCTACATTTTTTAGTTGGCATGTCAATCACCCCTTGAATTTAATTATACCACAGTGGTAGCACTATTGCAACGTAGTGATACTAGTGATACAATATTCATGGGGTGATATGTATGACGATTAATATTAAAAACACGAGGACAAATATAACTATTCCAAAGGAATTAAAAATAAAACTCGAGGAGATCGCCAAGGAACAGAATCGTTCGCTCAATAATCTTATTGTTACGATCCTGAGTAATTACACAAAAATATAGGATTACTTTGCGGTAATGAATAATTGAGGATACAATTCAACGAACTCATCAAAATACAAATGGTCAACCAAAATCAAATCATCAACTACAACCCAGCGAAACCAGCCTCCTAAATCCATTTCAATAATCACATTAAAACATCCTTTCGCTATAATTATTATTAATTTGCGTTATTTCAATAATACAATGTACAGATATTCATTAAGTGGGTATGGTTTAAGATAATTCCGACCACATACTTCTAATTAGGCATAAAAAAAGGAATACACGATGTATTCCGACTTTAAGTTACACATTATTTGCAAATCTTAACACTATCTTGATTTCATTTTCTTTATCGACTCTAGGAGATCGCGTAGAAATTCCGGGTCAATCTTCTCATCATGGAGTTCTCTGGCGAGTATAGCGTACGGCAAACTTTCGCGTGTAGCGAAGAACTCGACAATGTCCTCCGGCGGCTCGTAGTCTGATAACTTTATCATTTCCTCGAAGCTCAGGGCGTTATCATCAAGGAAGAACCAAGTGTTAGCCTTCAGCGCCTTGGCTATCTTTGTTAAAGCCTTATTCGAAGGAAATTTCTTACTATTCTCTATTTCGCTTAAATAAGGAAGCGAAACCTCGCTAAGTTCGGAAAGTTTAGTCAGGGAGTATCCTCGGATCTCTCGTACATATCTTACCTTTTCCCCGATATTCAATTCAGACCCCCCTTTTATTAGCTATAGTATAACCAATTAATCTATTTTAACAAATAGTTATAAATCATTTTTATCAATAATAGAATAGTTGTTGACTAATTATCTATTAGCGAATATAATACGACTATGAACAAGTGGACAATTCTTATTTTTATAGAAATGTTCACTTGTGTGGAATAGAAGGGTGGTGATTATAGACATGCAAACTTTGGAAACTTCTGTGGTCGGAAAGAACGTGAAGAAGTACATGGATCAACGGGGTCTGAAACAGTTTGAGTTAGCAAGATTGGCAGGAGTTTCTAGCCCACCAGTTAGTGACACGATCAGGGGAAAGAAGATGCCAACAGTTAAATTCTTGGGTAAGTTGGCCAAAGTCCTTGGATGCAGCATGGCAGATTTGTTCAAGGAGGAATAATGGAAAACTGTTTCATTAAGTCAATGAGCGAAGATAAAAGAAAAGCTAGGATACCAACCCTAGCATATTATTTTATTTTAATCCTCAAGAATCTCCCCAACTTCAAACAACCTCTTAATGCTTACCAGGCAAAAAGAGGAAGGTTGAACCTGTTACCAGCTTGGCGAACTTTCCAGTTCATCAATATTACCAGTATTGATAATCCGAAAAGTACGCCGATCGAGCAACATTGCTCTAATTAATTTTTCCGTTCCACCACAGAACGATCCGGCTATTGAAGTAGCCGAGTCAAACGCACCGTAACCCGAGGGGCTTGTTTGCTACGCTCTTGTTTAACTGTGCATATTGTACACCAAAAGCTGAGTGTTGGCAATAGTCTTTACGAATAAATTATGACAAAATTGCAAAAACATTCTTTAAAAAGGCTGTTTTGTAAAACTTTTGTCAAGGAGGGGAAAGCAATGGAGAAGGAATTAGTGAAAGAATTTAAGCGGTTGACAGGCTATAACGGTGGCGATATTTCGGAAAAGTATGGAGTTAGTCGGCAGTTCGTCCACCAAGTATTAAACAACCACTCGTTAACTCATAAGGCTAGTTCGGCTTTCTTCTTAAACTCGATGATCGGAGAAAAGATTTCGACCCTGAAGAAGCAGGTTCGGGATTTGGAGATTTTGCAGCTCAGTATTGAGGGCAGCGTTAAAGACGGGGAGGACAAGCATGAGTAATTTACGTATTGAAAACTGGTTAGGACATGAGATTCGTTTTATTGAAAAGAATCCTTCTGATTGGTGGGCGGTGTTGGCAGATGTGACAAAGGCGTTGGAATTATCGGCCAAAGGGGTTAAGCAAAGATTGCCGGAGGAGGTCATTTCAAATTACCCCCTTGAGACATTAGGTGGTATCCAGGAAATGCTCATTGTCAACGAATACGGAATCTACGAAACAGTATTCGAGAGTCGCAAGAAGGAAGCTAAAGAATTTAAACGGTGGGTCTTTGAAATGCTCAAGCAACTTCGCCAAGCGTCAAACCTAGAAGGATTCCAAGTCTTTCGCATGTTAGACAAAGGGCACCAAGCGGAAGCGATGGCTAGGCTGAACTCCAATCTAGCAAAACCCATTCCCAAGCACTTTATTAAAGCTAACACGATTGCCAATAAAACCGTGTCCACGATTTATGGATACCCAAAAATGCTCAAGAAGGATGAAATGACTCCGGACATGTTGATACCACGCCAAGAAATTCTAGATGAAACCGTGAATCTAATGGCGCTCAACGAAAAGTTCAACTTGGAACTTTCGATCAGCAAGACGGTCAGGGGAAAGTATTTGAATTAGGAGGACAAGCATGGCTCACGCAGAGGAAGAAATGTTGAAGGAAGTTCTTGAAGAAAACCCTGTATTTAAGGATTATCTCGAAAGCTTGAACGCAAAACTTTATTATTGTGACCGGACAGATTGTGTCCGGGTCAGTGGATCAGATCAAAGCGGCGAAGATGATTTCGATTTATCGCTAGAACTTTTTATCTCCATCAGTAATAAGGATACGAATTTTGTGCAACCGAAGAAAGCTGTATTGACGAGGGTCAGGTAAGGGGGCAAGCTCATGCACCACCTAAAAGGCTGGAAGCTAACCGGGCGTGATCGCTCTCGGAGGCTGGGGTATCAGGAGCGCCAGAGACTCCAAGCAAAGGAAGAACAGGCCAAGGGTCAGATTAAGGTGTTTGTGAAAAAGTTGGTCAAATAAAAGGGGTGAAACAACTTGAATAAATGGCAATGGTACACTCTTGGCGTTCTGCTCGCTGGCGCTACGTTATCACTCGGTATTTGGTGGCTGAAAACCGGCAATACAGGCCTAGCCGTGTTCGACTTCGTGGTATCCGTGAGCATTGTGGTAAACATGGTTGTTGTAAGAAAGTCTAAGTAAAGGAGCGAGTCGATTGAAAACGCGGGAAATGATCAAGGAATTGACTGAAAATCCAGAAAAACGATTTCACTACAATACTGGATCGGAATCAGGAGTTATTGAAAATATCCAAGGAGACATAATGGTTGCTGAACGTTCATGTAAGCCCCATAAACCTAGCGAATTAATCTTGCATCGTGGGTTTATGAAAATTGATTGGGAATTAGTTCGCGAGCCAGTGAATTTTATGACCGCGATTAATAGTGGAAAGCGGATCAAACCATGGGGAACTACTTTTGCTTTTATGGACTTTGGACAAGTTTTGTTTTATCTAGGAAGTGCCAACGTTGAGGTTGCGTTTAAGCAAATCAATGGAAAATGGCTAATCGAATAAAGGAGGTCCACACCATGACCAAGCAGTCACTCCAAACCTGCCAATGTGGCTCAAACCTAAACCTCCCCGAAGGCCAAGTTCGCACAGTCTGTCGCCGATGCGGTTCTAAGTGGGAGATTGACAATGGCGGTTTTTGGTTTACTCAAGCGGAGTTTGCGCCTTTTGTCGCGAGGGCGAAGGGTACGAGGCGGGAGAGAAAGGCGGGGAAGAAATGAGTAGGGAGATTAAGTTCAGGGCGTGGTACGAGAGTGAGGAACGGATGATTCCTTGGGGAGAACTAGAAGTTGACGAAGAACTCTCACATATTTTGAATGACGATCTAGCTGACGTATCCCCAGCAATGCAGTTTACGGGCCTCAAGGATAAAAACGGGGTTGAGGTTTATGAGGGGGATGTAATCGTAGCTACCACGGAAGAAGGTGAGGGAATTGAGGGATTTATTGAGTACGTTGACTGTGCGTGGATGGTAAATATTGATGGAGTTACTGTTTATGAATTATATAAGTTGCGTTTTCCTTCGGTAGTTATCATCGGCAACATCCATGAAAACCCTGAACTTATGGAGGTATCTAAATGCTGAAAAACCTACGCAGGCAACTTTTGAAAGTAGACCGCATTAAGCATGTTGTCACCAAGAGCCTAGCGCGCAAGAAATGGGCCAAAACCATGTTGGATGGCGGGCATGTTCGGATGCCGGAGAAGTCGAATGACGTGCTAACGATTGAGTATGAAGGCGGGCTCCTGGTCGATTACATGGACGGGCGCATGGTTGGACATTGTGGGGTTGTGCCGTTTGTTATGAGGCCGATGGGGTTGTGGAGGTGGAAGCTGTGAAAAATGGAAAACGACCAACCATGGCGCAAAAACTTCGCATGAAATCGTTAGGGATAGATCCGAAGGTTTGGCTGGTGTCGAAGTGTACGCCGACTGAGTTTGTGGTCGTGCATCCAGTGTCGAGGGAGATTCGGACGTTGGAAATGAGCACAAAACAATGACGCTGATCGTTGCCTATGGAGCAGGTACAAACTCGACAGCAATGCTCATCGAAATGCAAAAGCGCAATGTTATTCCCGATCTAATTCTCTTTGCTGATACAGGGGGGGGAGAGGCCGGAAACATACTGGTACATTATTATGTTTTCCCTTTGGTTGGTTGGGCATGGCATGCCGCCGATTACGACTGTTAAGGTAGCGTCAAGAACATTAGAGGAAGATTGTTTAACTCGCAAAGCACTTCCGTCTTTGGCATATGGTTTTAAGACTTGCTCACAAAGGTTTAAGGCAGAGCCACAAAACAAATACGTCAACCACTTCCCACTAGCTGTTAAGGAGTGGAAAAGCGGAAAAAAAGTTATTAAAGCAATTGGTTACGATTATGGGGAAGAACGGCGCATGAAGGCTAGTGGTGATAAAAAGTATGACAATTGGTTCCCGCTTATCGAGTGGGAAATGGACCGTGACGCTTGTGTAAAAACTATAGCTGATGCAGGACTTCCACAACCCGGTAAGAGTAGTTGTTTCTTTTGCCCCAGCATGAAGAAAGAGGAAATATTAGAACTTCGTAAATCACATCCAGACTTATTAAAAAGAGCGTTAAGAATTGAAATACGCGCATCTTTCACGACTTCACTTAGACTCGGTAGGAATTTATCATGGATGAAGTTCATTAAACACACCCGGTATATGGAGATTGAACAATCTAAGGCAAAGTGTGGAGAGATTGCTTTGGGAAATGGAGTATATCAATCTTCGATGTTTATTGATGTAGTAGACCAAGCATGTGGATGTTATGACGGATAAGGAGGAAAACATGAACCGTTTCCACGACCTAGAAACAAAGGCCGAAATGAACTCCCTAGCCATCGGAGCAATCGAGGAAATCATGGGCGATCTTAGCACCCCGGCTGTATCGAAGTTGGTCGGGATTGCACAATGGCTCAGGGAATTGAACCTTGCCTGGAAATTGAAAG